AAGTATTATCGGATTTTACAGCAGGCTCGGCTGGTGGACGCCCAGGAAGCAAGTCCAGAGAACGAGTTAACTTGGATTGAGAGTCGTAACTAATGAGCCGCGTTAGCATCATCAAAACAAATTTTACGGCAGGCGAACTGTCGAAGGATTTGCTCGGCCGCGTGGATATCGCGAAATACAACAATGGCGCAGAGACTATTGAAAACCTGATTGTGGAGCCGCATGGCGGTTTACGCCGGCGCAGCGGTTCGCGGTTTGTTAAAGAAGTCAAGACCAGCAGCCTCGATACAATTTTGGTGCCGTTTGAGTTCTCAACAACTCAGGCTTACATCATTGAATTTGGCAATCTATATATGCGCTTTTTCAAGGATCAGGGCGCGGTGCTTGAAGCTGATAAAACAATTTCTGGCGCGACCGCGGCTAACCCCTGCGTCATAACCTGTTCATCTCATGGATTCAATAACGGCGATCAGGTTTATATCTCAAGCGTCGTTGGCATGACCCAACTCAATGGAAAATATTTTCTGGTCAGCAACAAGAATACAAACGATTTTGAAATTCAGAATATCGATGGCACCAATATTAACAGTTCAGCGTTCACCGCTTATGGCAGCGCCGGCACGGCGGCGCGCGTTTACACCGTTACGACAACATTCCTCACCGCCGATCTACCGACGCTTCAATTTGCTCAGTCGGCAGATGTGCTGTATGTGGCGCACGGCGATTACGCGCCGAAGAAGATCAGCCGCACCGGTCACACGGCGTGGACGATTTCAGATATTTCATTCCTTGATGGTCCGTATCTTGACGAGAACATCACTACCACTACGCTCACGCCCGGCGCAGTAAGCGGCGACGGCGTTACGTTCACCGCATCAGCCGTTACCGGTATTAACGGCGGCGATGGCTTCCAGGCCACTGATATAGGGCGCCTGATCAGTGTTGGCCACATTGCCACGGCATGGGCAACCGGTACGGCCTATTCGCTCTCTGCCATTGTCCGGAATAGCGGAAATGTTTACGAATGTATCAAGGCCGGGACTTCTGCTGGCTCAGGCGGGCCGTCTGGTGAGGGTGATGAGATTGTCGATAATGGCGCTACATGGAAATTCCTGAGAGACGGTGGCATCCAATGGGGGTACGGCGTTATTGCCAGTCGGACCAACACCACTGTTGTCGGTGTTGATATCGTACAGAATCTTGGCGGGACTACCGCGGAATCGAAATGGCGGCTCGGCGCCTGGAGTGATAACAGCGGCTATCCGGCGACGGTAGCCTTTTATGAGCAGAGGCTTTTCTGGGCCGGGAGCGCCCTTCAACCTCAGACGATCTGGGGTAGTAAGTCGGGCGATTACGAAAACCACACACCCGGCACTCTGGATGATGATCCAGTTATTTATACGCTGGCGACTGATCAGGTAAACAGAATTTTATGGCTGTCGCCGGGCAAGGTTTTGGCTGTCGGCACGGTCGGCGGCGAGTTCAACGTAAGTGGTTCGACTACGGCAGACCCTCTCACGCCGACCAATGTGCGGGTGGTGCGAGAGGGCACTCGCGGCAGTAGCCAGCACCGGCCTGTGCGGATTGATAATGTGGTGCTGTACATCCAGCGCCAGAAGCGCAAGCTGCGGGAATTTATTTACAGCTTTCAGGAGGATGCCTTCTCCAGTCCGGACCTGACCATCCTTAGTAATCAGGTTGGCAAGGGCGGTATAGAGGAAATTGTGTATCAGCAGGAACCATCCACGGTGATTTGGGGTCGGCGCAATGACGGTCAACTGATTGGCCTGACCTACATGCGCGATCAACAGGTAATCGCATGGCATCGTCATAAGATCGCCGGGACGTTTGAGCAGACCGCGCACGGCATTGTGACCAGTTTGGCCATCATCCCGGCTACCTCCAGCGGTGAGGATGAACTGTGGATCATCGTCAAGCGGACCATAAATGGCACTACTCGCCGATACATCGAATTTATTGAGGCCCGATTTGATGTTGAGGAGAGCATGGTCAAGGCGGATGCATTTTATCTAGACAGCGGACTTTCCTTGAATAGCCCTGTCACGGTGTCGGCCGCAACCAAGGCCAACCCCGGAGTGATCACGGCGACTGGCCACGGTTTTAGCGATGGCGACTTGGTCGATCTTACCGACATCGTTGGCATGACTGAACTTAACGGTCTTCGCGGTGTCGTGATCGAGAAGACCACTAATACCTTTGAGATTATGGCCGAGGGCAATTTGCCGGTTAGTGCCGTAACTCGGGCCAACCCTGGATTGGTGACGGCTGTCGCGCATGGTCTCTCGACCGGCAATGAGGTCGGGTTCCTTGAGGTTGGTGGCATGGTCGAACTGAACGGCAATGGCTATACGATCACCAAAGTTAGTGACGATACATTTACTATCGGCGTGAACAGCAGTGGTTACACTGCTTATACCAGCGGCGGTAAGGTTTACCTAAACACCAGTACTAGCGGGTTCACTACCTACAGTTCGGGCGGTAAGGCTCGGAAGGCGGTTGCCAGCCTATCCAACATTGATCACCTTGAAGCCGAGAGCGTGGATATGCTTGGAAACGGTAATGTGTACTCTGCGGCAACCGTATCCAGCGGTGCGATCAGTAGCATCTCTCCGGAGGTCTCGATCGCGCATGTGGGACTTGGTAGTGTCGCTGATGTTCTCACACTGCGCCCGGAAGCCGGCGCCGATGATGGCACGGCGCAGGGCAAGACCAAACGAGTGGTCAAGGTTACCGCCCGGTTTCGAGACACACTTGGCGCCAAGGTCGGTCCTGACGCTTCTAACCTCGATGAAATTAATTTCCGAGGCGGTTCAGATCCAATGGATAGTTCGCCGCCGCTCTTCACCGGCGATAAGGAAATTACGTTCCGAGGTGGCTGGGATAAAAAGGGTCAAATTTTGATCCGCCAAGATCAGCCGTTGCCGATGCACCTTCTCGCGATCATGCAACAGATCGTCACCAACGATGGATAATTGATATGTGTAGCATTACGGCAGGGATAGCAGTCGCCGGAATGGCGCTACAGTTTTACCAGACGCGTCAGGAGAGCAAAGCCGCCGAGCGCCAGGCTAGACAAACTGCGGATGTCGCGCGATTTAATCAGAAAGTCTACGAAAACGAAGCCGTCCAGGCCGAGCATGCCGCCAAGTATGAGGCTGATGTGTTCGATGAGGAGGTTCGCCGCCGGCTGGCGATCAATCGGACGCTGGTTGCGAAAAGCGGTGTTGTCATCGGCACCGGCTCGCCCGATCTGGCGCAGCAAGATTCTCTGGAGAACGCCGCCGCGGAGCGCCTCGCCATACTGTACAATGGACAAGTGAGGTCATATGCGGCGCGCACTGGTTCGCTTAACCAAGGTTTCCAGGCAGCGGGCGCCGACGCGCGAGCGCGAGCGGAGAGAGTCGCTGGCCGGATTAACACAGGTGTCAGCATCGCCCAGTCTGCCTACACTATCCAGCAACAGGGTCTGCTCGGCTAATGGCTAAAATCCCCGGTATCCAGCGCCAGCGTCTTATGCCGTCCACGACCGGCGCCACGATGCTTCAGGTTGTTCAGCAATCCACGGCGGTTGAGGATGCCATCGGCAACGCTGCTAACTTGGTATCTAACATCTCCAACAAGATGTTTGAGGCCGACAGCAATGCTCAGTTAAGCACGGCTAACGTCAATACGCAGATGGAGCTTTCGGCACTGGAGGCCGAACTAGCGCGCGGTGATTCAGAAACCGCGATGGTGGATTACGCCACGCAATCTCAGGCAATCTATGCCAAGAATGCCGAGGGCATGTCACCGCTTGTTCTGGCGGAATATGACGACGCTTGGGCGATGCTTAACGCCAAGACTAATCTGTCCCTGACTAGCACCATCGCCACCAAGCGGTCGAGTGATCGCGTTGCTGGCGGTCTGGTGTCGCTTGATGCCCTGATTAAGATTTACGCGCCGCCGACCAATGACCCTAATAAATCACCGGCTCAGGCGCGCTTGGACCGAGAGGCCGCACTTGTCCAGGGTGAGGCAATCGTCAGGCAGCTTGTTGCGTCCAATGACAAGACGCCAGAGCAGGGCGCAAAGATGCTGCTCGACTTCCTTGCCAAATTCAATGACGAGCGGTTTGTCGGCTGGGTTAATGCGCTTCCTCAGAAAGATGTTGGTAAAGCATTTACGCAGATGTCTGCTGGTGACTTTGGTGATGAGGAAACCAACAAAGCGTGGGCCAAGCTGCCCGAAAAGCGCAAGCGCGCGCTGATCAATCAGTCTCTCGCCAACGCATCCAAGCTACTGACCTTCCAGGACGCTGAAGATCGTAGAATATTAGGAACTCGTCAGGCTGAAGCCAAAAAATTAATGATAGAATTTGCCACCGAGAAGGACCCCACGCGGCGGCAAGAAATCCTCACAGAACTCGCGGACAATCCCGGCATGACGCCGACGCTTTACAACAAGATGGTGCAAGACAACGCTGGCGCTACTAATCGATTTGATGATCTTAAAGCCATTCGTGACATGGATAAAAGGATCATGCGTTTCGGCGCTGGCGCAATTGAAAATGATGTGACGATAGATGAGATTATGGGGCTGTCGTTCTCGGACGGTGTCTTGTCGCGCATGATGACAGACCTTAGAGAGGTTCAAGACGTACGCATGCAAGACGCGATGGATTTGATCCTGTCGTCGCCTCTCTTTGCGCCATCGAGTTCATCAGAGAAGCGTCGGCAGGGTGATGCGATGGATCGCCGGCAACTCAAAATCAAAAACCAACTTATCAGCGAACGCATTGATCACCGTGATAAGGGCGAGGCATTCGACCCGGTGGATCGCGCCCGCGAACTGTTGGGTCAATTGAGTAAATCTGACCCTGATATGAACCCGGAGGCGCGTCGGGAAAACGCGAAGACGCAGTTGCGCGAAGAGTTTCTCATCAAGAATGCCGCCGATTTGGCAATCTACATGAGAAGTGACTCCAGCGCGGCGAACAGAATCAAGGTCAATAAGCTATATCTGAGGGCGTTCCCTAATGAACCCTGATGATCAATATCGCCAGTTATTATTACATCAGGAATTGCCGCCAACAATCGGCGATGACCATCCCAACCCGCTGCCGTCCTGGGACACCGAGATGGAGCCAGCCCTGCCGGAGCCAGCCCTGCCGGTAGGACTGGTCGAGGAAGACCCTGGCGAGAGTTA